TTAAATCCTGTAATTGCGGCTTGCGAGTTTTGCATCAAACTTTTCTTGTGTATAGGTGCCACTGCATTCATCCATTATTTCGGCTTCGAGTTGTTCAATATTAAGACCATTATTTACCGCGTGGTATATTATATGGTCAGTTTGCATTTTTAACATTTTGTGGAATTTTTCAACATTGTGAGGACATAATGTCTGGATCATATCCTCAAGCATTAATTGTGTTTTTGTTATTTCGGCAAGGTCGCTTAATATCATATTACTTATCCTCTTTGTTCAATGCCGTTTCAAGCACTTTTACCGTCCAAGCCTTGATAAGCATACCTTTCTTGCAGCAATGGAATTTGATTCTTACAACAAGGGTTGCGGGAAGTCCAATGGTTGAAATCTTGTCTTTTTTTTCTTTCATATATTTTTTTTTGTTGGTTATTGGTTACGGATATACATATATTGTTAAATCGTTAAAACGTGAATTATTTAAAAATATAATTAGTGGTTTTTTGTCGTTTGAATAATTGGCTGGTATTTATATCTGTTAATACAACGTCGAGAAGTAACACAATTTGAAATGCACCACTTGGTAACGCCAAAATGCTTCTCGACAATTCACAAGGCTAACCCGGTGGTGCATTTTTAAAATAAAGTCGAGAAGCACATGAATCTAAATACTACACTTGATTGCCTGACAATAGAACGGGACATTATTAACTTAAACTGTGACTGGAATGTAAAAGCGGTCCTGCAATACATTAAGTTTCGCTTGAACCTTAAAGACATTGAATGGACATTCACCCAGACGGACATTTCACACACACTTAGAATTCACAAGTCATTCATAAGCCGCTTGTTTCAAGATTTTATTAAAAGCGGTATATTCATCCCGGCAGGTGAGCAATTATCCCGTAACGGTTTTAAAATGAAACTGTTTAAAGTATCCCCGGACAAATTCCAGTTGAAATTAGACGGTTGCAAGGTGCAACGGTTGCAAGGTGACACCATTGCAATTGATAATGAACGGTTGCAAGGTGCAACTACACGGTTGCAAGGTGCAACCTATAATAAAGAAGATAAGAAAGAGAATAAGAAAGAATATAGTATTAATACAGTCAAAACTGACTTGAATGACGGTCCAGTAAAACAAAAACAAATTGGTTTAAATAAGGGTTTGGCTCCGGTGGCTAAGGTATCAACGTCTTCGGTAGTTGACTTGAATTATATGAAAGAACAAGAAAACGAATTTGCTGCCGTTAGTCTTAATTCAACGGTTCCAAGTCCGGTGTTAGTTGATAATTCAAGGTCTCCTGCTTCCGGTGTTAAAGTATCAAGGTCTCCTGCGGTTTCGGTTCATAATAATTCAACGTCCCGTGCTAAAGTCTCAATGTCAACATTACTTAAGAACCCCGTGTTACGTGCTGAATATGCCGGTGCCTTAGCAGATGTTCAATATGCTCCCGGCTTGACTTTTCAACAAAAGAAAATAGCTGAAGGTGAACATGCTGCCATTGTCACTGCTACATTCCGCAAGAAATACAATGCTGCTTAACCCCGTCCCTTGATATTTATTCCCGTATGCTAACCACTACCCCATATCGCCATTATTACCGCCTTTGCCCCTGTTGCGGGGGACAGGTAACAGTTGCCAATCCATCATCCGCCTTAAAGTATGCCAATACACCTTGCCGCCGTTGCGTAGTGGCAAAACGTGTCAAGCCGGGCAGTTGGGAACAAATACGCCGAGATTATGTGTCGCCAAAGCCTGTATTAAAGCCCATTCCCATTCCAACAAGCCCCATAGGTAAGGTTTTGACGCGTTACCCGGACGGAATGACGGCAGAACAGTATTCAGCACATTGCCAAGCGGCAATTGACCGCGTTAATGCTTACCTGCTAACGCGTAAATGGGGGCATTTTCAAATATAAAGCCCCATAGGTAAGGTTTTGCCCACCTGACGGGTATGAAGAGACCCCACGGCGAACCAAAACGCTTAATAACGCATTCTGGCGATAAAAAATAACCCGTCCCAACATGGAACGGGCATTCTTTGCTTGTCCACTGGCTAAGAGGAGACAATAGCCAGTGTGGCAAAAGTATATTAATTTGGCGTTATTACAACATCCGCTCTTACGGTGAATGTTTTAGTAATTTCGACTTTGTAGTCTATGCGTCCCTCCTCAACCCCCTTTTCTTTGGATAAGGCTAGAATAATATTGTACACCGCCTCATCATATTCATACGACCCAATTAATGCTTGTTTCAAGACTTGGCTATCGTTTTTGTTAATAAACCGAACTAAGTAAACGGTAATTGTTTCAATTGTCATATTTTATTTTTTGTTTGTTTCTTAACTTCGCCAACATCATAACACGTCCCCGGAGTAATTCAAGTATAGCAAAGTAGTTTACAGTTTAACTTTTGAATATTGAAAGTATGGCTTATGGAATATGAATATACTTAATCCCGGTGACATAAGTATAAAGAAAACCCCGCGTCACCGATTAAGAACTATTGATTGAACTTGCGGTGACATTGTGCGGGGTCAGTAATACATATAATCAACTTTCCAAAACGTTCGCGGAGACTGAAATTAATTGACAGATGCGGTTAAGCGGTCCCGGTGCTTACCTTAATTCAATTTGAAACGTGTTTAAATGCCCATATAAACGGTTTTGATTTGCCCGGTAGGAATGTCCGGCAACCATAGACAAAACCTTTTGTATGGCACACTAATTGATAAGGCATAGCCTCCCAGAAATTGACAAGGAATCTTTTAGTTAACCCCAAAATTGAAAGTGGGTGACGGTTCGATCAAGGGGTGCGTGAATGCCTTTTTTTAAACACATACACACCAATATGTAAGCACATATCTACATATTAACGTATGGCATAAACACACAATGGCATTTTGTTCGGGCGTGTATGCCATTTTGCACTTGGTGTAAACAATCAGACTTAAAAAACAAATACACGCTATTTATTATCATGGAACCAACAGATAAAAAACTATATTCAAGCCAAGCCCAACTTTGTAAAGCAAAGAAACTTGATAAGAAACTTGTGCGGGCAGCATCTGCGTTAGGGCTTCCGGGGTTTAATTCAAACAGAACTGTTAACTGGGAACTTCTTGAACCCTCGTTGAAAGAACATGACGTGGAAATACAAGCCTACCTTAAGGACAAAAGTTTTGATGACTTACGCCGGGAGGAAAAAGAACTGGGTAATGAACTTAAGCGGCTGGAAATAAAGAAACGGGAAGGGTCTTATGTTGACCCGGCAGAATGGTATCAGTGGCATTCTGAATTTGGTTCCAAGCTTAGCAGTAACATCAATGGTGTAAGGAAACACTTAATGGCTAAATGTGTTGGCTATGAAAGTGTAATTGATACTGAAATGTTATCACTGTTCACCCTTATTAATACAGAGGTACAAAAATGCAAAGAACAGTAAGCAATAAACTATATGATTTGTTCTTAAGTAGTTTTGAACCGCCTTTCACTGGTTCAATCCCGCAATGGCTTAACAAGAATGTATCTTTCCCTGACAGTTCGCCAAACCCCGGACCATTCGACATTGGTCTTTCACCATGGTTGAAAGATGTTTATACCGCAATTCAGAATCCTGAAATTGAACTTCTTATTTTACGCGGGGCAAGCCAGACCTTTAAGACGGGTGTAACGGAAACAATTATCCCGTACTGGATAATCAATGACCCTGCCAAAGTGTTGCGGATTCATCATACAAAAGATGTCAGCAAGCACTTTACCAAAACAAGGTTAATGCCAATGCTCCGTAGTTGTGCCCCGGTGGCAGCATTATTGGGCAAACAGAAAGACAAAGCTTCAACGGACTTGATTGTCCTGCCCAACATGGAAATCACCATTACGGGACCAACCGAAAACTTTCAACATGGGTTTTCAGCCCAAAGAATAACGATAGATGAAGCCCATTTAATTGATGACCCCGGCATCTTTGAAAAATTGATTCACCGCACAGACCAATTCAAAGGTAAGCGTAAAATAATCATTTCCACAACCCCCGGAACGGAAACATATAAATCTGACACATTGGTTGGGGATGAATTGTCATTACTTGTTAACTCCGGGCGTATTGTTCGCCGGGCATGGAAATGCCCGGGGTGCGGGGAGTATAACATTTGGCATTGGTCAAACAAACGGGAGGATGGAACATATAGCGGTATTAATTGGGGTAAGCCTGTATTGTTATCAGACGGGAAAATTGATGTTAACAAGACGTCAGATAACGCCAAACTTGAATGTCATTATTGCCGAAAGCAAATTGACGACAAGCCAGAGGAACGCATTAAGCTTGAACAAAGTGCAATTTACATACCCACAAAAGACACCGGTAACCCAAAGGTATTGACGTTTGAATGGCCTGCTTGGGTTGCTCCCCGTAATAGTTTCAAGGATTCTTGCCTTTCATTTTTTAAAGCCAAAGAACAAGCGGACAGCCGGGTATATGGTCCAATGCAAGAATTCATACAACAGGTCGCGGGTGAAAGTTGGAACAATCGGCAAGTGGTGGTTAAAAGTAAACTGAAATACATTAACTACAATAGTGATACGGAATGGAAAGACGAAAAGTTTAGGTTTCTTACTTGTGACTTGCAAGGTGATGGCAGGCGTTACTGGATGGTTATTGCCTTTGATGCTTATGGTAATGGTAGGCTAATTGCTTATGGTTGTTGCAATTCTTGGCAAGAATTAGACGACATAGCAGTTAAGTATAAAGTTCAACAAGCCGATGGGCACAATGCTCATTTTGTTGGGGTTGATTGTGGCTATGACTGGCGTAACGTTGCACAAGAATCGGTCCGGCATGGCATTGATGTTGATGTTGGTGATGGAAACTATGAACGTTTTGGCTGGTTATGCTTGCGGGGTGAACATAAAGATACTTTCCCATGGATAGACGGTGTTAAGCGGGTGGTAAGTGAACAACAATGGTATGACGCAGGTGAAAACTTCCCGCCAGCAAGGGTTTACTTTTGGTCTAACAAGTCAATCAAGACATTAGTTGCTTCAATCCGGGATGGACATAATAAGCTTACACTAAGCATCAATAACAATGACGAATCCTTACAACGTCAATTGTATTCCGAATACCCTGACGAAAAAGGTGACTGGATAGAAAAAAGCAGCATAAACCATTGGTGGGACACCTTATGTATGGCTTATGCCATGGGACTTTTAGCGGGCATTCCTTTCCTCGGTGAAAGTGCGGTCGTAAAAGTTTAACGAAATGGTCAACTTAATTATATTTATATCCAGTGATGCTATGGAACAAACCATATCTAATAACACTATATCCATATAGCCTATGACACTTTCACGAAATATCTGGTCCGCCGATGATGTTAACCAACTGATACAAACGGTTAAAGGTATTATCATGAAGGAACTTATCACGATGGAATACACAGTTGCCGGAAATACTGTTCGCAAACAATTTGGTTGTGACCTTAACACTTTGCTAACCGCGTGCGATGAATACCTAACTCTTTACGGCACACCGGACCAACAGATGCCAGACCAAACGAATACTAGAACATTTATTGTAAGCTAATTTATGGGAAGACGTAATAAACATAAAGTGTTAGATAAAGCAATCAATGACGCATTGACAAACCTGTTTTTTAATGAAAGGGATTTTCAAAACTACGGAAAGTTTGTCCCATTTCTTGTTAACTTTGGACACGAATTAAGTGACGCCGATGTCCGGGTTAATGAATATGCCCGCAAAGACTTGGTTAATCAAAGCAGGACGTATGTCGCAAACTTGGCAGAGGTTAAGACCGCAATGCAACGACTGGCTGATTTCACTGTTGGTAATGCAATGGTGCCAATGTATGGCGGAAAGAATCAGGATTGGGCACAAGTGGTTAAGGATAATTACCTGAAAAAAACGGTTAACAACCTAACCCGGCTTGGCATTGTTTGTGATTGGCAAACATTATGGCAGACGGTTCTTAAGATAGTTTTAGAGGATGGCGACGTATTGCTTATCCCATATAAAGACCGTTACGGAATGCCAAAGGTTGACATTGTGGAAGGGCACCGCATAACTAACCGTGACGGAACATCAATTATCACACAGGGGCAATTCACTGGAAACAAAGTGGAAGACGGTGTTATCTATGATGCAAGTGGAACTGTCAAAGGCTACACAATCATGGGGGACAGTGCGGAAGATGATTATACAATTTCCACCGCAAACGCATTCTTGATTTATTCGCCATTTTCATTCGGTAAGGGACGTGGCTTACCTATTCTTGCGTCAGCAGCACGGGCAGCACGTAACTTGATGGATTATCAGCATTACATTCCACAAATCGTAAAACAGGAAGCCCGTGTTCAATTGGTTGAAACTAACCAAGAGGGACGGGCACCGTTAAGCAGAACGGCATACAATGCTTACAACAAAGCAATGCCAATTAACCCGGCTCCCGGCTCTGTTACAACTGCCGGTGCTGCCGTTAATGCGGTGACGGAATACACCCAAGGCGGCGTTTATTACGTTAAAGCCAATGGCGGCAAGCTTGAATCGTTATCAAGCCATAGACCTTCACAAGAGGTTCAATCCTATTACACGAATACGCAGAAAGAAATGTTGTGCGGATTGTTTCCGCATCAATTGTTGCTTTCACCTGAGACTGTTGGCGGACCCGGGGCAAGGGGTCTAAAGGAAATCCTTGTTGCGGCAATTAATACGCATAGGGCAATGATAGAAAAAGCCGCCTTATTGGTGCTGCAATATGTTTTATCTGTCGGTATGACCAATCAGACATTGCAGACAACTTTTGAATTTGAACCTAATTTCACCGAGGACTTTACCAATTGGTCTTTCACGAAAGCCCCCGAATTAGTCATTGATGCAGGACAAGAACGTGCCGCCGATCTGGCTGATGTCTTGGCAGGTTTGAAATCACCCGATGAAGTGGTAGCCAAAGAGGGGCGTGCCTATGCCGATGTGTTAAGGGACATTTTCAACGCGGCTACCAAGAAAGCGGAATTGATAATGGAATTCCAAAAACAATATCCGTCACTTGCCAACTTTGCCCCGCAAATGTTTGGACTTCAAACCAAAGACATTATTGCCCCGTTGCCAGCGGTGACGGGTAGCAAACAAATTTAAGTATATGAATATTCAAACAGTAAAACAGTCATTAAGTAATGGTATATGGGCATTATCACCTAACGATTTTCTTTCCCTTAAAAGTCGCATAGACGGCATGAAAGCAGATTTGACCATTATCCCCATTACGGATAATGACGGTAATACACCAGATGATAATGGGCGTGTTGTTGTTAACATTGTTGGTGAACTATTCAGGGGGACCGGGCTTGACAGTGATACTTGCAATTGTATTGGCATAACGGAACTCGACAACCTTGATGCAGAGTTAATTAGCGTCCGGGACAATGATGCTATAAAGACCGTAATTTTAAAGATTGAAAGCCCCGGCGGCACGGTTCATTCGCACGCAACCGCAGTGCTAATCAATGAAATTGCCCAAACCAAAAACGTAATTGGCTATGTAAGCACAATGGCTTGCAGTGCGGCGTATGAATTGGCGGCACAATGCACAGAGCTTTATGTAAGCGATACGGCATGGGTTGGCTTTGTTGGAACAATCTTTGTTCGTGCTGACTATACGCAAGCCAACAGCGAAAGCGGTGTAGGCTATACTTTTATCACTTCATCCCCAAAGAAACTTTGGCTTAATCCTAATACGCAAATAACCAAAGATGAACAAGCATGGATTGAAAGCGTAGTTGCTTATTCATACGACATGTTTAAATCCAGTGTCCTTTCAAACCGGACCATTGATGAACAATATCTTGATTCTTCCATCTTCATTGGAAGTCAGGCGGTGAAGCTTAACTTTGCCGACGGTGTATTAAACAATTTTAGCGAATTGTTGAAAATAACCGAAACAAAACAATAACCTAAGTATATTTATATAACAATATGACAAACATCTTTTCAAGCAAAAAGGAAATTTCCGAACTGAAAGCAGACAATGAAAAACTGCAAGCCAGCTTAACGGAAACTGAAAAACAAGTAGAAACCGCCAAGGGAATATCCCAGGAATTCGCGGCATTCAAAGAAACATTTTCCAAGGAAAAAACAGAATGGAATACCGCAATTGAAACCATGAAAGCGGAATTCAATACTGCCGTGGAAGCCCTTAAACAACAACTTGCCGATATGACCAAAGCCAAAGCAGAGGTTGAAACAAAGGCCAAGGTTGAAGTCGAAAAGGCAAAGGAAATCTCAAAGGAAGAAGTAAAGGCACAAGTGATGGAAGGTGTTGCCCTTAAGGTCGCATCTATTGGTATCAGCGAAAGCGAATTGCCAAAGGTTTCGCAAGCAGAAATTGCCGAAACAATCAAAATTGTGCGTTACTAATTCAACCAACAATCAACAACAAATCAGAAAGAATAAAATAATATGTCAACCGTAAGTAACTTAGTTCAATATATCGGCAAGGGTGTCGTCAAGGGTTATACAACCATTGTCCCCCCATTTGCCATTTCATCCCGTCAAGCCGTCGGACCCGGTGGTGTCCCTATTACACAAGCCGCATTGGGCGACGTTGTGCGTGTAGGTCTTGCCACTGCTTCATCTGCCAGCTTTGATTTTAACTATTCAACCGGATATTCTGGCAATAACGGTAATATCAATTTTGTAACGGCTACACTGAATATGTGCAAATACCAACCTTTGACACTTACCGATTCGGAAATCCTCCGTCTTGGTTCGCCAGAGGCAGCACTTGCTCAAGGTGAAATCCTTGGACGTCGGCTGGCTGCTGATGTTTATTCTGCATCACTTGCACAAATTGTGACAGCGGCTAACTTCCCTTATTCAAGTTCTTATACTTCTACCAACTTTACTTCTAGTATGTTGGCACCGTCAGACTTGGTTAACAATGCAACATCTCGCGGATGGCCTACGGATGACATGTATATGGTTGCGGATGCAACTTTGTTTACCAACTTGGTTCAAAATCCAAGCATCGTTGCCGCAAGCAACTTCAGTTTCACGGAACAAGTGGCCGTCACCGGACGCATTAAGTCTGTGCTTGGTTTCAAGCCTTACGCAACAAGTTTGACTTTGCCGAATTCTTTGCACGGGTTTGCTTGCACTCCTAATGCAATGGCAATTACCACGGTCTATCACCAGCCACAGGTTGCCGCCCAGAAAGTCATTGATGATGCCTTTAGCATTGTTGATGAACAAACTGGTGCAACCATTGGTTATTATGCTTACTACACGCCAGCAACCCGCACGCTTACCCGTGTTTACGACTGTCTGGCGGCTGCATCGGTGCTTGATCCTAATGCGTTTTACGGCATTAAGTAATTAAAATCAGAAGTTAATCCTTAAGAACGGGTAGGTAAATTAAACACTTACCTGCCCGTTTTTTCTTAAACGTAAATATATGCTTTGCGATGACATTTCAAATGACTTAGCGGAAATTGAAACCGATTTCGGCACGCCTACGTTTACATGGAACAAAAATGATTATCCCTGTTTGCCGGACATAAACAATGTTGAATCAAACCCGGTGTCAATTGGGTTTACGGAAACCGGTGACGTTAAGTTAACGGTGCGGTTGAATGTCTTTACCAATTGGGTTTACCCAACGGAAAACGATTTAATAACCTACCAAGGTAAGCAGTTCAAGATATACAGTATTCAACACCCTATTCTTGCATCAATATGCAATTTAATTTGTAAGGAATTGGAAATTGCTTATGCCCGATAACATACATGCCACCGTTGATATGACTGATTTTAACCGGGCTTTCAAAGAATACATGCAAGTCACCAGTCGCACGTTGCAAGAGGCAGTTAACCAGAAACTATTTGATATTTGCCGCTTCGCTTTAAAGGAAACATACAAGCCAGACGCGGGGACAATCCGGGAAGCGATGAAAACGACTTGTGACAAATACCCATTACGAACGGTTGCGGAAATGATTGCCATAATGAAAAACCGGGGGCATGAATTTGATTTAGCGGCAGTGGCAAGGAAAGTAACCAATAAAGCGGCAGGGGCAGCAGGTTATACGCGGTCAGGCTGGATTAAACCAATGGTCAAGCTTATGCCGTTCATTGGAAAAAGTTCATTCACGGCGAATGGTGTAAGCAAGAATGTTGGTCCGGGTGATGCAATGCCAGTTAAGCATCCCGCAATTACTTTGGAAGGGTCAGCGTGGAATGACGTAACCGCCATTACGCATGATGCTTTGGTGACACAATACAAAGAAAACGGTGTGCAAATAGCGGTTGAAGAGGTTGTTGCTGATATTGATGGTTATCTTGAACGGAAGATGCAACAAGCGGGAAAGGTATTTTAAATATGTTTATTCAAAATAGAATACAGAATGCTGCGATTTCAATGGTTAGCAGTTCGCTTGTAAGCAACGGCATAACCAATTGGTCTATATATGACAGCTTTGCAACAGGTTCCTTAAGCGGGGTAGACAATGCCCCAATGGTTCAAGTGATTTGTGACAAATGGGTGGAAGATAATCCCAACGCACACTTAGGAGTTGGTAAATGCACATTGCGTCTTGCCACTTTTGCGGAAAAGAAAATTACAACGGCAACAGAATTTGAAACGGTGTCTGACATTGTGTTCAACCCGTTTCTGTCGGCAAGTGCTGCATCAAGCATCACGGCGATTGACCCGTCACTAATAGTTGCTGCTATTTGTGATATGGGCTTGGATGTCCAAACAGCGAAAGATGGATGGATGGCAACACAAGACATTGAACTTGTTTGCGGCAGACTTTACTAAAACAAAACAATGAAAGGCATATAAGATTATGGCAAATACAAATGGATTCGGTAATGGTGTAATATACAGTTGCGGTGGTATAACCACTAACAATATAACAGGCTCGGTTGTTGGCTTTACACTTGCCAAGGAGGCAGAAATTAAAGAAACAACTGATTCAAACAACAACTTCATGGCAGCATACAAGGGTAAAATGAAAAAGGTCGGTACGCTCAAAGTAATTCTTACAAGTTCCGGGAGTGCAATGATATTGCCAGAAATATTAACGACTTGCACGGCAACCAATCCATATTCGGCTGATTGCACTGGTAATTGGGCCGTGTATAAATCAAGTGTGGATTGGAAGAATGATGACTATGCACAATTAACCCAAGAGATTCAACAGTTGACAACGTCAACCGGCACGATTCCCTGATAATGTGTTAAGGGTGGTTGTTTAATATGGATACCACATATAATACTTACTTGGACAGAGTAATGACAATACCCCCGGTGATATTGGAGTATAAATTAAAATCTCTGTCTATGGGGCACACTATGCTTTTGAAGTCAGCCAAAAGCAAGTTTATCAATGGTGAATACGATTCATTTTTAAACACCGATGCCATTATTGACACTATGTTTAATGATTCACATAACCTAATTGGTGAATTTGTTTTTGCTGTTATAGTTTGTTCAACTACCTATGATGACTTTAAAGACGATGTCACCAGCGGCGAATTTGTCAAAGTGTTGAATGAACTTAAAGAAACGGTCAACAAGCAAACGTCAACTTTAATCAATTCCATACATGAATTCGCCCATTACCTACACCAAGGCACACAAGCCCCATTGGTTCAACCCAAACCTAATGCGGACAATTTAGACAACATAGCAAGCCCGGAAGAAGCCATGATGGCAACCTTAATGGGTGAATTGGGATACACGCGGGATGAATGCTTGAACTTGCCATTAACGGAAACACTGTCCGCATATTTGCTTTACGCTCACAAAATGGACGCGGTAGAACTTATTGGCACAGATGCCTTGGATGCAATTGAGCGTTTGAAATCAGGAAAGGTCTAATTATGGCAAGAGTAAAAATCGCAATTGATGGCACAGCGGCGGGTCTTGAAACCGCTTTAAAGGGGGTTAGAAGTTCTTTGGAAGGGTTAAAGGAAATGGCGATTGGTGCCTTTTCGGTTGAAGCAATCAAGGAAATGGTAAGCCATACGATGGAATTGGGCAAGGAATTGACCAACACGGCATTGCGTTTAAACATGACCGTGGAACAAGTGCAGATTCTGCGGCAAGCCGCCAAGGATTCGGGGGTTGAATTTGAAAAGCTGCAAGCAGTACTGGATAAAGTATCCGTTGCCAAGGCAAAGGCATTAGGCGGGGATAAGAATGCTTTAGCGGGATTTGCGGCATTGGGAATAGACAAGCAGCAATTACAAACAACCAAAAGCGTTGATTTGTTGTTTGGCAAGATTGCTGAATCGGTTAAAGCCAAAGGCGGGGAAGCAATCGCGGGACCATTGGGGGAAATTATTGGAAGGGGATTTGGTGAAATATTGCCGTTGTTGAAATCAGACGTTCAAGAAACGGGTGAAGAGTTAAAGAAATTGGGCGGGGTAATGTCAACCGATACAGCCGTTAAATTGAAAGTGTTGGGCGACCAATTTGAACTTTTAGGAACCCAGATTGAAGCGGGATTGGGACCGTGTATTATTTCATCAGTGAACGCAATTAAAAACGGTATCAGTTCGTATTTACATTTCATTGATAATATGGCGGGAAATGACGGCGAAAAAAAGGCGACTGATTCCAAAGATGGTTTTTGGTCTAAAGCATGGGCAGACATAAGGGGTGCTGCTACGGGTGTTGTTGGGCTTGGTGCCGTCGCGGCGGGTGGTGGTGGTTTGGTCGGGCAAAACAACAAGGCATACCAACTCGGTGTTGATGAACTTATGAAAACGGAAACCTTGTTTGATAAAGGGTTTGATTGGATGAAAGGCGGGATTTTGGAAGCAACTGCGGATAAAATGTCAAAGGGGCAGAGTCTTGGAAATACTTTTGATGATTCATTTATCAAACCGTGGGAAGAAAAAAACGACAAACTTAAAGCACAGATTAAATCCGATTCTGATATAAATACACCCACAATGCCGGTGGTTAATCAAGCTAACGCTCACAAGGGCATTTACAGCGATACTTTAACATCAACCGGTAATATGCTCGGTGCATCGTATGCTTCAATTAAATCAGTAACGCAAATAGACTTGGCTAAGCAACAACTAGCCGAACAAAAGAAAATGAATGACTTACAGGCTAAGGTCTTGGAAGCCATTATCACGGCAAAGGCAATTAACCCATTAGCCGGGTTTTAACATAACAATATGAATAATTTCATTGGAACAAGCGGCTGGGGACCATTAACCAAAAACTGTAAATACGGTAAGTATCCCCATTACGAACAGACATATTACGCAACCAGTCTTGCCGATGTTAATTTTAGTGGTTCAATATATTACAATAATGGTTGGAACGTGGAATATACGGTTGGAAACCCTTGCATGGCTAGGTGTTCGATTGACTGTGAAGTCCAAAGTGACGGCATGACTCCGGTGACAGGTCAAGGTAGTTTTGTAACGGTCAATTGGTCCGTCAAGGTTAACACTATTGATAAAGAATTACTTGAGACCAACCAATTGAACGGTTCAAGTGTTTTCTTCTTGAATAATTTAACGACCGCTGACAAGGTTCAATTACAAAGTCAAATTAACAACAATACAGGTTCATTAATAACGTCAAGTAACGGTGTAAGTATGTTTTCATCCGGCGGACTTGCAGTTGCGGAACAAGTATGGACCATGACGAAAAATGGTGTTAAGAGCATACCAGTAATTGAACCAGTAATACGTAAAACAATTGTCATACCGAGCAACTATGACTTAACTACATTTTACACGAACATAAACAGAATTTACAGCGTTGGGACAATGAATTTAGAGACCAATATGTTACCTAATATCTACGCACAATTTAGCCCGCAAACTGCGGACCCGGCACCATTGGTAACTGAGGATGGACAATGGATGACGTTACAATATGGTTTCAAGAAACTTTACCCGGAAATGGATCAGAACGGACAAACAATAACACTTAGCCAAGAGTGGGTTTGGGGTCTCTGGTTCTACAACATGGTTCTTTCCCGGCTTTGATATATGAATAACCTGCCAAACACTGTCCCCAACGTCAACGGATTTACTTCCGCGTGGAACCGTCTTATGGACTGGTGTAAGGTCAACACTTTGCAGTCAAGCAGTGATATTTTGGTCAAGCGAACAAACACGGGGACAAGTTTGTGGTTGGCTTCAACGCCTAATAATGTAACACCAACTACAACACCTGCAAGTGGTGGTGGCTGGAATTATCGAGGCGTATATGTTGCCGGAACAACGTATAATACCAATGACGTTATATTATCGTCTGGGGGCATATCAGGGGGCATGTATTTGTCATTAATTGACACTAACCTTAATGCTTATGACTCTGGCATTGGTTGGGTTCAAGTCTCACCGTCTGGCATTTGGCTTTAACTCTTATGGCAATATCACCGGGACATAACATTGCACAAACCGACATGGCAGCGTTTGCGTGGTTGGCTAATATCTATGACCCCGTTGGGTTGGTTTCACCCATGTATTATGACGGTAGTGGTAACCCATACGGTCACAAAGAATTTCTCAATGTATATATTCAACCGTCAAATACCGGAAATAGTTACAAAGTAGGTGATATGTTAACATTGGGTTCGGGTAGCACGTATGAAGTTGAAATGGTTGCTCCGGTTGGTTCACCGCTTGGTGCTGGGGCGGTTGTTGGTATTAGACCAATTAGTAATGGTGCTGGACAATATAGTAATTATATTCCATACCCCCAAACAACAGGCGGAAGTGGTAGCGGTGTTCAATTGGGGTATTCAAGTTGGGGACAGGTTGGTCCTTCATCATCGTATGCTTTCCCGGACTATGTTCCTAATGTTGGAACCGTTACCAGTTATTACTTGGTTAGTGGTGGTAGTGGCTATAAGAGTGGCTCTACACTTACATTTGGCGAAATACCAGCCACAAGTTCAAGTTTGCAAATATTAACCACAAGTTCAATTGGGACAATTTTAACATATAACCAAGTTACAAGTTCAAAGGGTTATGCTATCCCAACTTCAATTTGCAATTTACATGCAACAGCGTCAAATGGTTCTGGTTCTGGTGCTGTATTTGGTGGTTTATTTGTGTTGAATAAAAAACCAACATGGTTAACCGAATTGAACCGCTTACGAAATAACATAGCGACTGTTAATACGCCTTACCACAACTATATACAGAATTCCATCTCTGGTCCATGGCCAATAAGTGGACCTCAGGTATTTTACAAAAACCAAGCATTTTATTTCCCTGATACAGGAACCCAAGTGTCATTGTCACTGAATTCTGTTTTAACGTCATTCACCATTCCGCAGACGAAGTATGTTTGGCGGTATTGGCCAGTGTATTATTCAGCATTCACTGACACACCTACTCTGTTGGGTTATTACGGGGGCGGTGAAGATGGTTACAAGCAAATGGGGACGGCGGTTTCACACGTTGAATACCAATTAGTTGTTGGTGGTTCGTCAAGTTTAATGGTTAATGGATGTCTTTATACACTTGTATCGTATGCCGATGGTTATTCTGTTTCAACCAACACTAGCACGCATGTAAATACCTATACTTATGCAGGTGGGCACGTCACCGATTGCACCGTAACCAGTGACTTCCCCGTTCCTTTCAAGTGGGACAATAGTGGTTATTTATACGCACAAATAAACCAATTGGTGAACCCGGGAACATATACATTACAAATTGACGTCCCTGCCGCTGGGGCATTGTATGTTCACCATGACGTTGATACCGATACGTCAGAAATGAATTGTGAATGGAGTTTTCAAGGGGCAATGCAGTCTGGGGGGGTAAGTAGCATTAATGGTAGCGGTAACTTTTCCGTACATGGTGCTTTCTCGGTCACCTCGAGTGTCAATGCAGGTGCTGCACTTGTGCCGGGCATACACAGTAGCAAGAATGTTTTCAAATTAACACTTGGTGCAGACATACAAGGTAATAACGCGTTGATCGGTATAAATGGTTATGTTGATAATACGGCTAATGACACGGGCACATATCCCCAACAGACAAATTGGCGTAGCACACCATTTACAAAGATGTTGCCGTGGACGTTGTCAGCATTACCAACCGGGTCATGGGTTGGTATTATACCACCAATTAACAATTTGAATGTACCAACGTTAGCACAAATGCCATGGAACTTACCGCGAACACAATATGGTTCAAGTGGTAATGCAATTGTTAACCCGTCACTTTCCGGTAACTTGGCACAAAATATTTCAAACGTGGCTCAGGTGTCAAACGCTTACAGTCAAAGTGTGACAGTTGAAACACAACTTGAATTGCCAGCTTGGGTTGCTAATAGATACTTTACTAAAGGTATTAGCATTATGGACTGCAATGGCAACTTACAAATTGTCACCACGGCTGGCGTAACGGGAGGTTCGCAACCGTCATGGACACCACTTGAAAATGAAGCAACAACCGATGGAACGGTAACTTGGAAATGCCGCCGAATACTTTCTTCAACTACACCATGGGCAACAGGGACAAAGATGCAAGGTCAAGCGTGCCGTGACTCGAATGGCAATACACAAGTGGCATTAGCCTTTGGTTCAAGTGGTACAACCCAACCAAATTGGAAGAAATTAGTTGGACAACATACGACTGAAGGCACAGTTACATGGGAAATGCGTTCACCAATACAGCCAACACAACATCGCAACGGGACAATACCTGTATATCCTTATTACTGGAATACAGAAACAAACCCATATTGGAAAACGCCTACCACGTCTAGTGGTTTGACACGTTGGGGGGCTTATGACCAATGGCAGCGTAACAACTACAATACCACCAAGTCTTACGATACGGGTTGGCAACAAGACAACCTTGCTCTTGGATGGTGGATATACAGCGTTAGCCTTAACCGTATGGTTCAAAGTCCAAGCAGTCAAGTAAGTGCCACCGTTGGGTGTATGCGTAATGGTTCATTCACGGCTTTTGGCACATATAACACGGGTCAGACAATTCAAGTGTTGTGGCCTGTATTCACGTCTGACGCATTAGTATATACATGTAGCGAACGTATTGAAATATGTGCGACCGCAATTAATTGCCAAGGCACCAATGGTGTTAGCATTGGTTCAACGATACCGTCTGGCATACCAATTGCGGCTGCTTTCATAAATGATATTTCCGCAAGTTTCTTTCTGACAACATGAAGTAACAACTATATACTTATAGACACCAACAACAAATAATAACAACCTAGAGGTAGGTACACAATTATGACATTCAATTTTAAAACATTCGACGGAAATATTCTTTCCGGTTCATTCGCCAGTCTTCCTGTCAACTACCCCGGCACCAATGCCACAAGTATCCTTACAGGTGACGTAATAACAAGTTCAACGGCTCCGGCGATATTAACACTTGTTGACGGCACTTTTAAAATTGAATATAACGACCAACAGACAAGTAACACTTGGTATGTGCAACAGTCCTCCGGTATTGTTACACCGTTAAGTTGTAGTGTTATTTCAGCTTCACTTTGTATTGTTTATTTTAACCTTAAAGACTTTAACCTAAATGTGTTGAATGGTAGAACGGTTCAAATTACACCATTGAACACTTCAACTGTTGACGCCAATGGTAATTACATTAGCAAAGAGTCATTAACATACACCGCAGACAATAATGGGTGCTTTACTGCTTTAATGTTGCCGCAAGTTTACACTGTCAGAGTTCAAAGCAAAATTAAAGAAACCACATTTCAAATTCTGCCGACTGGTTCAAGTTGTAATGCTAAGGACATAATTGTTACTAACTCGGTTAAAACAACAAGCATACCACCCATTAACAATGCACAAGTCAGTTACACCTGCCAAGCCAGTGATTTACGATATATTCAGCCGGGACAAATGGTTTCAAGTTCACTTTCGGCAAGTTGGGCACCGAGTCAAACAGTTGATACAAGTTCTTTCGTCAAGACAAGCCAAACCGCTTCAATGTTGGTTGCCAGTGCTTCCTACGTGCCTAACCTTTATCCCGTCAACCTGACACCATACGCATTAACCAGTTCATTTAATTGGTTCTTCCGGGATGTTCTGGTGAAAAAACATTGGTTAAAACGGCGGTTCTGGGCGCGCCTATTCGCCGGGGCCCGGCGAGTCCGTTACGCGTGGCGACCGGCGGGGCCGCGA